ATTGGATCCATAAAATTGAACTAGATCTCCATTGAAATCAACAAATGGAAAAGCTGTGTCCTCCGCTATGCAGCGAATGACAAGGAGATCCTTATCAGTGTAGTTTCCTGATGCCTTACAAAGATCATGAAGAATATCAAAGGCTGCCAAAATAAATGAAGGACTCATTCTTTTATCAAAAGCCTTATAATCTCCTGCGACTATTCTTTCGGTGCCATGAGTGGTGATATAGTCATAAAGTTCTGACCACTCTGTCGATTGCGCAACTGTTCCTGGTGCAGCTTCAAAAATGAAGCGATTATTTTGGATAATTCTAATTGAGGATAACAGATATTTGCGAACGACAATTGTCCAATCAAAGGGGGCTCCTGTGAAAACTCTTGTTTTGCCCATCTTGATTTTCTTGAACGATACGGGCTCATCTTTGAGATGAGCACAGAAATTTGGATAAGATCTTTTTCCATCTTCGTAAGTTGTGATAATATCATCAACACGACCCATAATTTCTTTGTCAACAGCGACTGGATGGTCCATGTTTTGTTCTGGTGGAATTGCTTCCATAAAAAATTTCTTTGATTTTTTCCATGGATTACCTGCACTGGTGTTTCGATTGATTTTGTCAACGTATGCGACTCCATTTGCGCCATTGATGGCGGTAAAATTGTCGTAAACATGTAACATATCAAGTTGGTCTTTTGGTAAAGTGGATAGAATGTCATTTAAAAATGCACTCTTACACTTATTCAAAATTTTGTCACTAAAATTAGTAACAGGTCGTACCATATCGACCGCGGCGATTCTCCAAGGCTGCCAGCCTTGCATCACTGGTGGTCCACACTTTATCTTGTATCCTAAAGGAGACAGATAGTGTGCCATTGGTGTGATACTAACGTTGGATTTATGCGTGGGTCGAAACCCAGCAAAGCTTCCATAAACTGACGCTGAACCCTCATCTATATATCTAAAAACAGATTTTGGATGAAGAGTAGTCAGTGAGCGTTGAGCTGATTGTGATGAAAGTTTTGGCTCACCACAGCCTATCTCATTGATATTCGGTAACATATCTTGGGAAAGTGCAATTGATGCA